AGATCATCTTTTGCGGCATCGCTACGTGCTCGCGCCAGTGCCACGCCCATTCTGTATGTTTTGTATGGGTCCGAAGAACTTAGGCCCGGCAAGGTGTAGGTGTAGCGTAGGGGATTTTTAGTTTCCGGTGGCAGTTCACGTTGCTCTGCAATAAATTCACGGGCTCTCATCGTGGATATCCTTTGAATCCTTGCACAGGACTTTGTTTGTTGGTAGACTCTAATTCTTGACTGCGCAGGTCACCGTGGTTGAGGTCTTGGTGTTCTGACCCCACAGCTTGGAATGCTTTTTCTATCATGTCTTGTTCAACATCAGTGTAGGGCATGGCCACATTGTAACGTCCTGCCCAGGATTCATGATCTATCTTTGGAACAAACGTGCCATCCGTACACGCGGCGGCCATCATGACTCGATTGAGTTCGTAGACTCTATCGGCTAGATCTACATCTCTAAACTTGTTGAGTCCAACTGTGGCTCGACTTCTTCGTTGACCAATCTTGCCGGTTTGTTTCTCAATGAGAAACTCATGAGCTCTCATGTTTATGCGCCTGCGGCGTTGTAAACACTTGACTGTGCAGATGTTGCTGTGCCCAGGGCTGTTGCAGTTACATTAGCACCAGCAAGGATAAGACGATTGCCTGCGCCAACATAAATTTCTTGTACAGTGCCTGCTGGCACAGAAACCACGTTGGCATACAAGTTACCCTCAGCAGATGCTGAGCCCAATGCTGTGGCAAATACTTGGTATGTGACGTCAGTACTGTTGGCAGCAATAGATGCTTTGTCTGTGGTCCACACAATGTTGCCTGCGGCGTTAATTACTTGAATAGCCATTTTTTACTTTCCAAATGTTCGGTATAAGTTCAACAAGTTCTGTTCAACTTTTGCACTTTGTTCCATGCTGACTTGTCTACGCAGTTGACTTGCCAGTACAGGCACAGTGGATTGTCCTGTACTCTTGGGACCGTTTAATCCACCCGAGTATTGTAGTGCGTTGTCGCTGGTTTCAGTGTCAGTGGGCCAGTTTGGATTGTTTTCGTCAATCATATCGCAACCGCAGGGTGATGATCCGCATGATGAACATGTTTCTTCGTGTTGACTTACACCAGCCATCTTTAATAGTTCTGCTAGACGTTCTGCATCTTCGCCATCAGCATTCACAGTGATGCTTTTGTTGCCAGGGTGACCGTCTTCTGAGCCTTTGCTCATGTTAACAGTAACACTCATGCCTTCGGTGATCAGTGTTTCCAGTTGTGCATCTAGTGCTTCGTAAACACTGCCGCCAAACTTGAACTTGCTCTTGGACTTTTTAGGCTCGTCTTCTTTGACTTCGTCTTTTTTGTCATCATACTCGATGTCTTTGGTGACTTTTTTGCCTGCTCGTTCGGCTTTATCATCTTCTGAACCACGCTTCTTGCCATGGATGCCATCTTTTTTCTTTTCATCGTACTCGATGTCTTTGGCCACTCGCTTGCCGGCCTTTTCTGCGCGGTTGTCTTTTTTATCTGTAGACTCTTCTTCCAGTGGCATAACACTATAACCGCACTCTTCCAATGCCGAGATTGCTTCTTGAATTTCTTCTTCAGACATCTTACGACCGCCTTTGTGCTTGTATGCTTTGGCAGTGGTGCGCTCTGGTCCTTTTGGTGCGCCTTTTGGTCGACCACGTCCGCGCTTTTCAATGGTGTTGCCTTCAGCATCTGTTTCTGATCCAACACTCATGCCTTGTGGATCCACACGACGTGTTACTTTACGGCCTGTTGCTGTCCACTCTGTGTCATGCTTGGCACCGTGTGTGACTTCGCCTGTGCGTGGAGTGGCAGCACGAGGCTTTTTGTAGTTGGTAAACGGATTGAGATCTTCTTCTTCATCAATGCCGCTTGTGTCTGTAAATTCTTTACCACCTACCTTGAACTTACCGCCCTTTGGTGTCTTGGCCAAAGCGCCGGTAAATGCATTGCCTTCGTCAGCAACCTGTTGGCGGCCACCCAATGCATTGCGCATGGCTTCGGCAGCAACGTCGCCTAGCATTTCGTCAACTTCTTTTTTGGCTCCAGCGATCTTGTCAGCAAAAGTGATTTTATCTTTTGGTTCTGCCAATGCGGCAAACTCTTTTGCTTTGGCAGGATTCATTTTTTCTTTAACTTGCTTTGGATTTGGTTCTGCACCAGGCTTCATGCCAGTTTGTGGCATGTCCATTTTACGTTGCAAGTCACGGATCATGTCTACGTCGTCGCCGTGGCCAACTTTGTTTAACACTGCGGCGCCGGCTTTCTTGGCCAGGCCGCCAACTTTCTTCACCACATCAACTAGGCCTTCGTCTACTTCTTTGTTGTCATACCGGTCATACTTGTTACGAATATTACTCATGGTCTTGTCACTGGCATGCTCACGGCCGGCTTTTTGCAAGGCTTTCATACCTTCGTCACCGTATTTCTTTTTACCAATAGCAGCCTGGAATGCACTTTCGTCCATGTCTTGTTCTTCTAACTTGCCGGCCTTGGCCAACTTGGCACGTACAGCACCGGCTACACGTTCGCCTGCTTCTTTTGAGCCGTAACGCTCGGCAGCACCCTTGGCAATCTTCTCAAAGTTCTTGCCTGGCTTGCCTTCGTCACGCTCGGTTAACTGTGCGGCTTCTGGCTTGGCAGCGATGCTGTCTAATGTTTTGTTTAGGTTGTGGAAAAAACTCATTTTATTATCCTTTTGGGTTGTAGCCTGTCGCTGGCTTGGGCGGACGCTTAACGTTGGTCATTGGGCTCTTGTCACCCATTGGTAAACTGTTTGTAGTAACGGCAGGAGGTGTCTTGCCACCGGCCACTGTGAACTCACTGCGATATGTGTTTTTCAACACTGCATGTTCGTCATACGGAGCAGAGTAGTCTTTGTACAAGGCCTTTTGCTCTGCATCTGGAGCAGGGTATGGAGAATTCAACAGGTCTTTGTTTTGTTTCTCAATGTCAGCAGTCAACTTGGCATTGCTGTCTTCATACGGCACAGTCAACATACGCACACGATTTGGATCAATGCCCAACATTTGTACAATTTGTTGAATCTGTGGCTCAATTGCAGGATAGCGGAATTCAACATCCATGTGTGTTACACTATGGTTATCAAACGCAGGAAAATCTGCTGGCTTGGCCTGAACTGGCGATGTCTTTGGCGCTGTGATTTTAACAACATCAAACTGACGAAGTTTTTCTTCAAGTGCTTTGACTAAATCCCGAGGAGTATCACCCACGATTTTAATGCGGTAGTTGTATACTCTTTCGTTTTCTGACAAGTATTCTTTAAAATGTTTCATAATCAATCCCTATATGATATTTATGCTTGTTTATTCTTTTGATCTCTTGTGCCAATTAGTCGATCCAATAAATCGTTGCGACTCAGCACTTGGCCTTCGGCAGTTTCTACAGATTCATCTGCTTCGTCAGCACCTGCACGTTTTTCCCGATCAAGATCCAGTTTGGCTTTTTGTAACTGCAACTGAATCATTTTGAGTTTCTTGTTCATCTTGGCTGTTTTAGCAGTCAATGCATGTCCCAGCATGGCGCCGGCCACTGCAAAGATTTCACTGGCATAGCGACTGTCAACCTGCATGCCAAGGTCCATTAAATCATCAAAAGTTTCTGTGGCTTTTTGTGCCAGTTCGTCCATGTCGCCATCACTTGCTTCAAGATCACGCACACCGGGCAAAGCCGCGTCGATCTTGTCAATGGCATTGTCAATTTCAGTTATAGCATATTGCGTAGTGGCAATATCCGGCACAGAATCGTCTGTGTTGACGGTGCTAGGCGGTAGGTCAAAAAGTTCTTCTAATTTTTTGGTCATACCATATTTACCGCTTTTGCGGTATAGTGCGGCTTATTTTCCGCCGTTGCGGAACATGTCCTCTTCAGTTATAACGCGAAACTTCAAGCCGTTGCGGTTGCACCATTTGGTTGCAGATGCCCATTTGGCATAGTTGATGGCCACTACCATGCGGTCTCTGTTGTTCATTTTGCTTTCAATAATGCTTTGTTTTTTAGGTTTGATTTCGATCACTTCTGCAATTAGTGTGTTTTGTCGTGTTCTGTAGGTGATCAAAAAGTCCGGCACATAGATGCTTTGTTTTCCTGTAACAGGATTGCGATAAGGGATCTGTATGCTTTCGCTGGCCCACTGCATTACATTGTCGTTGTTGTCCAGGAATATCATAAACGATAGTTCCCAACCAGACCTATAACGTGGCACACCTTTGCCCACATATTTGGCAGGATTTTTTACAGTGTAGGGTCCTTGCGCAAACTTGCTCATGCCCGGACATTTCGTGCCGCATAGTAGTTTGGCTGCACCGGCTGTGACACGCCAAGCAAGGTGGCATTACTGCGCTGGTCATTGAGATAGTATGCCAAAGTCAAGTTTAGTTCTGCAGTGTTGGCAGTTGTTTGCATCTGCTGTAACAGTGTCAGCACAGGTATACTTTGTTCATTGGCAACTCTGAACAGTGCTGTGGCAAAATTGGCAGCTGCCGCCACAGTGGTGCATGTTGTCTTAAAGTAACTAAGGACCACATCATATTCATTGCTGTCAACAAACTGCTCGTATCCGTAAAAACTGTCAAACACTCTCACAGTGAGATCTATATTGTAGTTGGTGTTGTTAATTGAGCTCATGTTCTAGGAGGCGGTTGTTTAGGAAATATCATGCTGTTAGCGGAGTTGGCTGCGTTGCGCATTGCGCCCGGTAAGCTGTTGCGCAACACGTCTTGTTTGACAGCGTTTGCATCATTGCGTATGATATTGCTGAGCGGTGTTCGCTTCAGTGTTTGATTTACATTCAGTGCTTTTTGTACACCGCCAATCACATTGGCAAGACTACCACGACCAGACATCAGCGCAGTCAAGTCTTCGTAAATGCCTACACCGGCATCTAGTAATCCGCCCTGTCCTAACACAGTTGACTGACTGCCAGGACGAGAAATTGAACTACGGATCTGATCGTAATGGTTAGGATCAGCAAACCCAACCACGTTGGTGTCAGGGCGTACAGCACCAATGGCACCGGAATAGTATTTTACAGTTTCATACTTTATTGTCACAGTGTGTGTCATAATACCGTTGCCTTGGCTGTAGTCATAGGTATCGTGTTTCCAATCAGTGATCATTGGATTCACCAGCACATAGGCAGCAAACTTGTGCTGATTAAGTCCGTAAATTTTGATGTCACGAAAAAAAGGTGGCTTACCTTCTGGAGCAAATGTTCCATCAGTATAACTTTCACCCACATAACCCCAGTCGTTTACAAATCTATCGTTGCTGTAGGTGTCACGTGTGTTGTAACCAAATCCGGTTGGTGTTGTTTGTAAACTGCCACTGGTTCCGTTGGTGTTTGGCACACCTTCGTACTGTTGTACAGGATCTTTGTAGTAGTAACTGAAGTAGTTGTACCATAAATTGCGAATTAGATCGCCGCCATCGTCGTTGAATGTTATGGTAACAGGTTGATATTCAATTTTACTCTGTACCAATCGCTTACGATTGTACTGATTCATTGTGTCAACTGATATTTGATAGCTGGGCAAGTCAACAGTTTTAACCGACAGACCAATACTGGCAGCATCGCCGTTGCCGACCATGGCCTGCAAGAATGGTATTGCTCCAGAATTTAAATTGAAGAATGTGTGGAAGTTGAACTTGAAGCGTGGCGCAAGTTCGTATCCATTTGTACGAAAGGTTTTACTGGCGTGGGTGTAATCTCTTAACCCGTTGTCGCCAATAAAACCTTTTAAAAAGTTTTGTCCAAAGCTCATTCAGTTACTTAGGCGCCTTGGGTGCCACCTAAGCCGGTTACTGTGCCTAGTGTAGTACCAAGGATAGTGCCTGTTTCGCCAACACCACCGCCAACCACTTGGTTAGCATTGTCAAAGGTAATACTCAGTGCAATAGTCATTGCTTCACTGGTTGCGTAGTTAGCATCACCGTAGTTTACTTCTTTCAAGTAGCAGCCATACAGTTCCCAGGACTCCAACACTGTTGGGGCAACAGCACCGTTGCCACCGTCTAGTACTTCAAATTTGGTTGTGAATTTGTAATCTGCACCTGCAGCCGCTGATGCCATTTCAAAGAAGTCCAGTTGTTTCTGTAGTTGTGATCCAACCAGTTGTTGTACATTAGCGCCGGCATCGTCACGCAAATTACAACTTACATCACCCCATGAGTGCTTGCCAGCCATTTTAAGAGTGGAGTTATAAATTGGTAAATCAATATTTTCAAATGTCACTGTTGGGCGGGTAAAGTCAATGACCTGTTTGGTCATTTCGGTAACCGGACCACCTTGCACACCAAAATTTTCAAATATCACCCGAAAGCGATATTTTAATTTTGGCATTAATATGCCGGTACTACCTTGGCTTTGGTCACTTGCCAAGGGTACTGTCATTCTGTTTAACGATGCTGAAGCCATAATTTTTATCCTCTGTTACTGTTATTTATGTTATCTATGCGTGACTAAAAATAGGGACCAGGTCCCTATTTTATTAGCCGCCGGCAGCGATTTCTCCAGTGTTCTTGATACGAACCGGAATGTAGATAAACTCAACTGCTTTAACTGGCTCAATGGCAATATCAACATATAATTCGTTACGATCTATACGTGCAGGAGTGTTGTTTGATTGATCGCACACTACTAGATAGTCATAGATACCACGTTTAGCAACCAGGTCAATCATCAGGCCATCAATTGCATTCTTGATCTGATTACGAGTGATCTGATCGTTTGGCTCAAACAAGAACTGCTTGCCAATGATGTCCAAACGTCCACGAATAAATGCTACCAAACGTGCCACGTTGATGCGGTCCAGTGCTGTGGTAGTACTTGTGGTTGTTTTGTTACCAAAGTTAGTTATACCAATGCCAGGAATAAACGTGATTGGGTTGATTGCATTTTCATACAGCACATCACGCAGGCCTTGACGTACTCCCAGCGGTTGAAATTCACCTGTGGTAGAGTTGACATAACCAAGCTGTACAGCGTTGTCAATCACACCACGACGTGTTCCAGCTGGAGCAAACCAAGGAAATGATACTTCATCACTGCGAATAATTGTACGTATCATCATGTGACTTGGTGCTGTTACCACTGGACTGCCACTCAGGTCAGTTGTTTGGCAACTTGGATAGAATACACCCATGTACTGATTGCCCACTGTTAGGCCGTCACCTGTGTCTAGTCCTAGACCGTTGTTGTTACTGGCCCACAGCAAGATATCTTGTGGATCTAAACGTAGTGGTGTGTCACCGATAACAAAGCCTGTATTGTTGCGCTCATTGTTGAGTGCAATCATGTTGGGCATCAATTCTGGATAAGCTGGAGTTGCTATCAAGTTGAACTGACGCTGTTCTTCACGCACGTCTGTGTTTACATCAATGCCGGACTTCAATGCAGCCACAATCAAAGCACGTTGTGCTTGACGACCCATGTACGGAGCACCATTGGCTTTTAGGCCACTGGCTGTTACCCAGGCATTGGTCACTGCGGGCAGTGTGTCATCTGGGAATGTGTCAGCATTGAAGTAGTTGACCTGGAAACTCTTGACGTTAAACCCTGAACGGCGTGTGTTGAACAACAACATGCCTTGTGGATACAAGGTAGACTGTGGAGCATCTAGATCCAAATAATCACTTACTAACAAACTAGTAATAGTTGGGAACGGTGCTGTGATAGGATCTGTGTCACCGTTCGGTGCCCAACGTGCGTCAGCAAACAACACACCATTTTCTGTGGTTTGGTCAGTGTTGTCGATGGCCACCCACTGATCAACGCCGCTAACTGGTTGCCAGCGATATAACTTAGGATAGTTCTCTAAGTCACTTGTGTCTACCCATAAGTCACCGTACACCAGTGGTGATTCTGCTGTGTTGGTTTGTGTAGTAGGTGCAGTGGCACTGATAATTGGTCCTGCGGCATTTGTGTTGCTCAAATCGTAACCACGGATGTCGTTTGTGACATTCTGATAACCTTGCCATACACCGTTGTCTTGAATCATAATGTCAACCTGATCAGTTGCACTGTAGTACCATAAGCGACCATCTGCAGGATCTTGATCCGGTGCGGCTGCACTTGCTGTGTATGTGAAAGTAGGTGTGGTTACCCAGTTACTTAATGTCAAGCCAACAACTACACCAGCGGCATACTGATTTCTTACTCCACGAACTGTAGTATTAAATCCGGCTGTAGCAACTGGTGTACCGGTTAGTTCAAATAATGCTATTGTGCCGCCGGCGGCATGTGTAAACACCACAGCGCCTGCACTGTTGACAGTGGCACTGACATATGGAATATTGGCACTACTAACTGCGGCAATAAAATCTTCCACGGTAGTTCCTGCCAGCGTAGCTACTGCACCAGTAGTCGCAGCAGTACCGGGCTGAGTAGCAATAATTCTAAATTGGTTATCCAAAACAAATGGTCCGGGAGTAGTATCGTCTCCGGTAATTTCTGTAGCACCAGTGGCATATCTTTCAAGTATGACAAAACTTGATGTGTTGTTTTCTAATTGGTTTGCATGAGAGTATGTAGATCCGGCAGGAATATTTTTGCCGCCACCACTTGGGTCAGCTGCATACAACTCAGCACTTTCAGTAAGATATATTGGACAGGCCTGTGCAACAAATGTGCCTAGAACGGAACTGTATTTTTTAACGACCAGTTGGGCACCTTGATTTACATCAGAAATCTTTTGCCATACACTGCCAGTTGGTGCTGGTTGTGTTTGAGTTGAGCCCCAACGTGGAACTGTATAACTTGGGCTTACCTGGTAAGTAGGAGCAAAATACTCTCCTGCTGTGATACCTAATGTGGTCAATGTTGTGCCAGATATGGTGGCCAATGAAACGATACCAGTGTCGGCTGTGCTGCCATCGTTTGTGGCAGTGGAGTCAGCATAGATCGACAGTTTGCCGCCAATGGTGGCTGCGTACACGCCAGCAATGGCTGCATCGTTAATAGCATCAGCAATACCATCCACTGTGTTGTTGGGTGATGCAGGAACTGTAATTGTTACGTCATTGACAGAAAAAGTTTGTGCAGCAGTCAACGTGATTGGAGCCAATGTGCCTGACACAGTTGGCCAGGCAGTTTTCCATTCGTCGCTGCCAACCAATACCCAGGTATTGTACAAATCTGACAGTGCAGTAGCACTAGTCTGTGAGGATGTTGGTCCGCCGCGCTTGTAGTAGCCTGGATTGAATGTACTGGTTGCAGTGACAGCATAATCACCAATGCTGCCAACTGTTTGTAGCGGAACTGAAGTGCCAGTTTCTAACTGTGTGGTACTGGTGATCACAATAGGAGTTTGAACAGTAAAGATACCGGTTGTGATATTCCACTGGAAGATTCCCCACTCTGAGTTTGCAGTGTCTAACCAGTAAGTGTTGTTGTTTGGGGCACCTAGTGGTCGTGTCAATGATGCTGTTAGTTCTGTCAAGTCAATATCAACACGCTGAACATACGCACGGTTACTTACGCCAAGTGCAGAGTATGCTGCCAACAGGCCGTATTCGTTTAGTTCGTAACCGTTGATTGGTGTACCAGCAGTGGTCTTGTAGAAGAATGGATTGCCAAAAGTAGCGGCCAAATCTCGCTGACTGGTCATTAAATAAACACGGTTAGCATTTGCTGCCAATGTTCCTGGCGCAACGCCAACTCCAGCGGCACTGGTTTTGTTCTGTGCTGTTGCTATTAAAATGTATGGTACTGAATTGGTGGCTGCAGGGATATATTGACTCTCATCAATAATCGTTACTTCTACGCCTGGGGATACTAATGCCATGGTTAAATCCTTTTTCTAAGTTTTAATATTTAGCACCTATGCGCAAAAAACACGATCATTCAGCCCTTTGCAAAGGTTTTCCCGCTAAATACTCCATGCAAAGACCTTTATGCCCTGCCTGTAATCAAAGATCGTGTGCCATTAACTACTATCGCGATGGTGTGCCGCACTATAGAACACGCTGTGACCACTGCGTCAAGAAACAACGTCGAGTAAAGCCGCCACAGGCTCGTTGGAAATCCGCTGGCTATAAGAAAAAAGCCACGTGCGATAGATGTGGCTTTAAATCAAAATATTCTGCACAAACGTCAGTGTATCACGTGGATGGCAACTTACACAATACCAGTATTAACAATCTGAAAACAGTGTGTTTAAACTGCACAGTTGAGATCACGAAGTCCGACTTGCCCTGGCAGCCAGGCGACCTGGTGCCTGATCTATAACAGTCTGTATTTGCGTGTACAGTGAGTCAATGCTGGAGTTGTTGTACAGCACAAAATCAAAGTCAGTGCCGACCCACGCTGTTTCGCTGGCATGGATGCCTTCCGCCCGTAGCCAGGCCTGTGCTTTAGTATCGCCTTGATTGGCTTTGGCAGCAATTGCAGTCCAGTGCGGTTGTACGCCACGTTCAACACAGAGTATAATGCCGCCGGCAGCTCGCAAGGACCGGATTTCGTTGGGAAAACGACAGTCGCTGATTACAACATTGTCTCGGCTGTGGCGCAGTTTGTTTTCCAAACTGGCAATCCAAATATCATCGTGGAAACCAGTGCGACAAACTTCTGTGCCCCATAACTGTAGCATCAAGCGTGGGGTCAAGTCAGGCCGGTTCAATCGGTTAGCCCACCATGTATCCACTTGTTCGCGCCATTCTCGAGCTTGAGCTGTGCGTCCTTCCAGCAGGGTTCTGTCCCACCCAAACACCTGTGCCACTGCGTCTTTTAAACTGTTGGCAAAACTTTCACGTCTGTACTCGTGGAAATTTACCAAGTAATCTGCCACGGTATCTTTGCCCGACCCAATGAATCCACAGATGCCAATGATCATTTTAACTCCGTTACGTTGAGGTGCTTTAGTGTGCGTTGTAACATGCCAATTTGTCTACGGCAATCTTCTAACGCATGGTGAGTAGTGGGCGGGATAGGTTGGCTGGGCCATAAACTAAACACAGTTCTTGAGTCACGAACCATGTAGTACTGCCACGGCAGGGGCTTATTGTAACTTTTATAAGCATGTTCAAGTATGTTCATGTCATAGGTTGGGCCTTGCGCCCAGACACGATTACTATGCCAAATTAGTTTACCTAACTCGTCTAGTGCTTGGTCCAACGGAATTCGATCGTCTTCGTTAAATGCTTCATCACGCACCACAGCAGGTTGAGTTGCCCACCAGTCAATTGTGCCTTGTTGGATGCTACGATTTTCCTGGCTTTCTAGTGTTACTCTAGCATAGTAAGACTTCTCGTGATGGCCCGTGCTAAACGGGTCAAAGCTCTGTGCCGCAATAGTTAGTATTGTGGTGTCAGGGCCTGTTCCCAAACCTTCTAAGTCAATCATTAAATCTGCCATGTGTTATTATAACACACCACAGCGTAATATGCAACAGATGTTTAGCCGATTACCCAACTCAATGGTTGTGAACCATCCACATAGTTTTTAAGATCAACTAGCAGTGCCTCCATCTGTGCCGTGGCTTCAGATTTCATTGCGGCACCGTTTAAGGTTCCGCCGCCCTGTGGACCAGCAATGGTGCCAAATTTCTCACGTGCTTCGCCGATGATCATTTTGCAGTTGGCCACCATGTAGTCACGGATCCATTGGCTGATTTGAAAGTCACTCAGCAGGTTAAACTCGGGTTTCAAATTGTATGTCCAAAGTAACACATTCTCGCCAGTGCCTTTTGGGTCACG